CATCAAGATTTAGATAATAGATGGGACCAATTCCCTTGAGTTTATAAGTCGATTTATTTTTATCCAATAAGTCCATTACTTTTTCTGAAAAACGTCGTCATAAAATTCTTGAGGGACTTTATCCCAAAATGTAGGAGTTACAACTTCTGCCTTACATCCACCAAACCACCAAGCAGCTTCACTAAAAGTACTACCAAAAGAACAAACTATTTTCTTTTGGCATTGAGATAGCAAATACATTTCAAGAAATGCTTCTTTTGTTTGTTGAATATCATCAACACATCCATCATTAGCAATGATATTTACACTTCTTTGAAGTGTAATAATTTGGTCACTGTACTTTGACTTATAATAATTATTAATATCAATATTATCAGAAGAAAAGAAAAACTTTTGTTTTGGATTTAGTTTTTGAACTTCTCTCTCAAAACCTTCAAAGTCAACCCAAACGCTTCTTCCACAATTATCAATTGGTGGCAACCAACTACGAATGTTAATTCCTACCATATTTTCTTTATCCCAGTCTTTGGTTACTTCATCCACAACTTGTTGCAAATCTGGTTTCAACCTAAAGCTTTGAAAAACAGGAACATACTTGTCAATAAAATATTGTGGTGTTTTGCCATAAAGAAAATCAATAGTATTTAAATCATCAATATAATGCCTCTCATCTTCATCAACAAGAAGACGCCAAACCGATCCAGTATGAGGATACTTTTCAATATTCTCAGGAGTTGCAAGTTCAAAATTTTCAAATAAATGAATGTCAGTTGGTTTCTCAATCATAACTCTATCATATCTCGCCATATGAGAAGCATATGACTTAATACGATTTCCTAGAGCAGCTGTTCTCAATACTACAAAGGTACTCATACGTTTTCTTCAATCCACTTTCTAACATTAAATTTCGGTTCCCACCCAAAAGTATTTTTTGCTTTGTCAATACAAGCAAGAGTAGTTCGTGCCTCTCCCTCTCTAGCAGGTATATGAACATGGTCATTAGAAATCATATTTGCAATTTCAATAATTGAAATATTTTCACCACTCCCAATATTATAAACTTGACCATAATAGTGGTCACAAAGATTTGCTAAGGAAACCATAATATTTGCATTAACAACATCTTGAACATGAACAAAATCTCTACGCTGTTCCCCATCACCAACAACAGTAAGTGATTCATTAGCATTTTTCTGACGTAAGAAAATACCAATTACTGGAGCATATTGACCTGTAGTTGGAGAACGCTCCCCATAAACATTAAAGTATCTGAAGATAATGGTTTTAAGACCATATAGATTAGTGTAAAGTTTACACAATTCTTCACCAGAAACTTTCGATACTGAATATGGATTTATACAATCATTAGGGTCTGTTTCATAATTTGGATATTTGTTTAATCCATAGGCAGATGATGTTGAAGAATATATTACTTTTTTGACACCCGATTCTCTTGCACATTGAAGAACAGTACAAGTTCCAACCGCGTTTTTTGTTACTGCGTTGATAGGATTTTTAATTGCTGGTTGAAGTCTAGACTCTGCTGCCAAATGAAAAACATAATCAACATCTTTATACAAAGATATTGTATTCTCATAATCACAAATATCTAACTTATGATTATCTGCTTTATCATTCCAATAAAATTTTTCATTACATTCAGCAGATTGATTATCAATTACAACCACCTCCCAATTCATACTAATAAGTTTATCCACAAGATTTGAACCAATAAATCCTGCTCCACCAGTTACTAATGCTTTCATTTCATTGACTCATATATTTTAGTTTTAAGTTTAGTTGTAGAATAACCATGGTCTCTACTAACAAAAATAATTTTTATATCCTTATCCCTCCCAGTATAAGAACCATCTTTATAATCATCCCCTAAAAATCTAACATCATAACTGTCAAGATATGATAAAAATGTCTCTTCCTCTTGATATGTAATCACATTATCAATATATTTAATTGACTTTAGAATTTCGATTCTTTCATATAAAGTTTGTACTGGTTTTAATTTATGAGGTCTATCAAAAGATGGATCTTCATGAAGAGCAATTGTAAGATAATTACAATATCTTTTACATTCTTCAAACATTCTAATATATCCAGGATGAATTAAATCGAATGCACCAGCAACAATGCCCTTAACTAATGGTTGATTATTTTTCCAGTCCTCAACATTAATACCCTTATCATCAATAAAAATATCCGCAGTTGGTTTACAGAACATTGGAAATAATTCGTGGTACTTATATCCCCAATCACTCAATTGTTTTTTAGTAAGTTCTGTATGATCTATACCTGAACCTTTTCCTCTGGCAGTTTGAAAAATAATATAATTTCCATCATCATACAACTTATTAATTTGCTCAACCATAAAAGGGTATGGTTGAGCATTTTCATAATCTGGTTTTCCTTTTTCATTATTTGGAGTATGACAAAGAGTTCCGTCAATATCAAAGCAATATCTCATACAACCCCATGAAGAAAAATTTGATGGACACACTCAACAATTCCATAATCTCTACTTGGAATATGATAATCCCAAAGAGCATTATTTGCAATACTTCTTGCTTTATTTGAGGGACTAAATCCAGTCAGAATACCATAAGGTATTGAATTATTTTCACAGTACTTGATACAATTAATAATGTTTTTAGACTCTCCTCCAGAACTAATCAATATACAAAGAGTATCTGATTTGGCATAATACTGAAGAAAGCGGCAATAAGCCTGTTCCATTCCAAAATCATTAATAAAACAAGTGAGCATTGATGGATCAGAAAAAACCATTGAGTTTTTATTATGGAACTTAACATAATCTTGAGAAATATGAGAAGCAACAGAGTTGCTTCCACCATTTCCTAAAATTATAATGTTATTGTACTTGTCAAATGCTTCTTTAAATTTCTGAAATTGCTCTTCAATATGGGCACCCTGAAGAGCATCAATATACTGCGTAAATGGATTAGGCATCAGGATTTTTTCTTCAAACAAAAATAAATGCTATTTCCACGGTCATTGTGATTTCTAAACATTGCATCACCAAATAGATAACCAAAAAATAGACCATGAGGTTTAGCAACAACTCCAGCAGGTTTATCTGGATGATGAGCATATTCAAGACCAGCAGGAGCAGCAGGCCAAGAAGGATCAATAGCGAGTTCAAAACCATTATCAAATAGGATATTAATCCATTTTGCTGGGTTAAAAACCGACTGATGACGACTTACTAGTTTCCCATCAATATACCCAACATCATCACGAACTACTGCTATAGAACAACAAAAAACACCATCATCTTCCAAGTGATTTTTGATATTTCCGAAAAACATTGGTAGGTCTTCTTCAGCAATATGTTCTACAACTTCCCATGTAGTAATAAAATCGAACTTTACTTTTTCCCCATCATCATACAATTGATATGGTTTAGTTAAGTCTACCGTAAATAGGTTTTTATCACCATACTTATCCCAATTGTGTTTTCCTGCACCACGCTCTCTTGCATGTGTTGAACCCTCCAAACCAACACCATAGTCTCCAGATTCAATAAAATCAACAACTAGTTGACCACCAGCACACCCAAGGTCCATCATCTTAAGTGGCGACTTTTTAAAATAATTTTTTACAGCAGCAATATAATCTGCATCAGTTGTATTATCGTTTACTGTTCCAACTGGTGAAATATGATCTGGTGATTCTAATGCTGCAGGATGTTCTGTTTCCAGTGTAATCATAATTTTTTACCTTTTACTCCATCTGAGGATACGTTAATTTTAACTGATGAATATGGTAGTGTCAATTTATTCTTTTCGGAAAAAGTCAAGAAAAAACCACCATTACCTGCACCACATAATTTATGTGAAATTACAAGTGGATTATTTAGTAAATATTCATCAATCTCTTTTATTTTTAAATTTTCAATAATCAAAGAACTTGTTTCTTTTTTCTGTTGCCAACTTTTATTCAAATAAAACAAAAACTCATCATAATTTTTTTGAAGAAGAGAATCATAAGCAACTTCTAAAGTGTCAAGCAAAGGAGATATTTTATCCACATTATCACTAACATCTTTTAATACATTTTTAGAATTTCTTGTAACTCCGGTAAAAATCAGATGGACATCATAATTTTCAAAAAGTTCTGTTGATTGGAAATCGTACTTTACAATTCCGCCTCTTTGAAATTCAATTCTTTTAAATCCACCAATACCACATCCATATGAGTCTTGATAACCACAATAAGGATTAAACTCTCTTTCCAATTGATACGCCAAAGAACAGATTTCAATGTCAGTCATGTTTATACCCTTGAACATTGAAACACATTTAATTAGATTAATTAAGTATGATGAAGATGATGCTAAACCACTTCCCTGTGAATAAGCATCACTTGTCATACTTACTGTCAAAGGAAAACATCCAAAATAGTTTAATACAACACGTACCAAATCATTCTGAATGTCCCCAATATATTCAGTCTCTTCTCTTTTAGAGTAATTAACAATATACTTGTGTCCTTGCATATTATATCCAAACTTGTCTTCATGCAAGGTAATATAAGTTTTAAGATCACAAGAAAAACTAATTACTGCGCCATACCCATACTTTTCTACGAAATATGGATTATCTGTTGAACCACCAAACAATGAAACTCTTAAAGGGCAAGAAGAAACGTACATTAAATTACAATCCAGTCTGAACAATAAAGGTCTTTAGTATCTTTATCGGCATATGCGGGACCAAACCACATTTTAGGTGCTATTACTTTTTTATTAGGATTAGTTTGCAACCAAGCACCCCACCAACTCATAGAACTATTTGCAATAATAGCATGAGAACAGAGAGACATCAAACACAAATCAACATAAGGCAGATAAGAACCATCACCATACTTGTCTTGTGGTTCCGAAATTAAAAACCTGTCACTGGAGAAAAACTCTTGTTCTTTTACCCAATCTGGAGAATCAGAAAAAACAATTACAGGTTGAGTATCATTAAAATGCTGTAGTGCTTCTTCATAATATGATAAAGGTTGGACAGGATGTTGGTCAGAACAGTTTACATATGCCCACTTAAAACCCCTAGGATCAACTAAATTAGGATCTCCTCTACGAACATGAAGCATAATTGGTTCTTGTCCATCAAATTCCGACATGAACTCTACACATGGTTCTAAATGTTCGTCTATAAAAGTATAATCTTTACGAATATCTTTTTCAATATGACTAAAATACTTCTCAGACTGAAAAAATCCATGAAGACTTACATTGTCTGGACATTTTTCAAATAACTCTTGGTCAAAATGAAAAAATCTTTCTCCAACATATTTAATGTTTTCCAGAATATTCAAGTTTTTTTCTTCAACAGATTCCAGTTTAAAACACTCATTTAAACTATAATTTTCTATTCCTTTCATATGGAAAGGTGGAATGCACCATTCATAATTATGGTATGACGCAATACCACGCAATGCGGCATATTCAAACATTTGATTTCCAAGTCTACCTAAATTACCAATTTGATTAAATGCTAACATATTTTTTAAGATACTCTTGTTTTGAATAATACTCTTTAAGTTGTTCTTTATTAAGAGTTTGAATATAATTCCAAACTTCAAAATTTTGTGCCATATATGGATTTCCTTGAATAGAATTAGGCCAAGAATTTGGACCACGACTATGTTCAAGATGATAGATCCAATTGTCAATTCTACCTACATTATAACCTAGTGTAGTAAATCTAAAAAATCTTTCTTTATCTTCTGGGGAAGAACCTCTAAAATTTTCATTCTCCATCCCACCATCAAGATAAACAGACCTATTGAAAAACTGCACCCAACCAAAATCAGAAGTACTTACTTGAGATTTACTATCTAAGATAGAAAAATCAAAATCTTCATTTAAGAATTCAGAAACAATGTCATCATTGACATAAACTTGTTTTTGAAAATTTCCATTTCCATAAGGATAAACAACATCACACGCTCCACCCATTATTGACTCATATGCTGCAACATAACTTTGAATGGGCATCAAAACATCACAATCATAATTAACAACAACATCAGTTTTAGTCATCGAAAGCATTTCATTAAGAATATGCATACGATAAAAAATTGAATCATCAGATTTTTCAAATATATGAATAAGATTAATATCTCTGTCTACAAATTCTTTTACTTGAGGTAGAACATTTTTTTCAAATACAGATTCCGTATCTACCTCTTTTACTATTACATTAGTTTCAAAATTTCCAAATAAAAAGCATAATAAAGTTATAATATTTCTCATTCTATCCTCCGACTCAATCCTCAGAGGAATAATAAAAGTAGCATTTGATAAATCAACCATTTGGATATTCCCAGTTTTCAAAAAAATCAGAGTGTTTTTTCTGAAGGTATTCTAGTTCACTTTGAATAAATTGCCAAGAACCACCATCACCTTCAACAACAATATCATATTTAGATGACTCTTGAGCAGATAATCTATCGTCCCTAATTCTACTTGTAACTAAAACATCATCAAGAAAAAATGGCATACCATAATTCATTCTTAAGCGATGATACCATTCATGATCCATAGACATCATTGCATCTGGATCAAAATCAATTTTACAATCATTTCTTAACGTAATATTTGTTGGAGCACCGATTAAGTTATTACCAATTAAAAGATGATTTGGATACTGTGGTTTTCTTGGGTCAAAAAAATTAACTCCATCTCGGGTATGATTAAAACCACAAACCAACCATTCCTTTTTACTTGAATCTAAGGCATTAACAATTTTTTGTAGAGCATTTGCATCGACAAAAAAATCATCATGATGGAGAATTTTTATATATTCACCATCACAATATTTCATTGCAACATTACTATTTGAAGTTCCTGGATGAGGAAGATTCCTATCGTAAAAATTTTTAATATATTTAATATAAAATTTAGAAGAATATTCATCACATAAATCTGCTATGTCATTAATTTTAGAATGGTCTGACACTACAACCTCAAAATCTTTAAAAGTTTGCGAGGCAATTGTATTAAAAGATTCTCTCAGATAATTAACTCCAACAGAATCTTTAGCATATGCTGGTATTGCGATAGAAATTTTCATATTACTTTCCAATGAGATAGATATAGATCTTGTGTTGATAAATGAGAACCTGCTGGACCATACCATTTCTTTGGTGCAATAACATTCTCTGAGTTAGCTAACCATGCACCCCACCAACTAAAAGAACTATTTGCAATAATATGATGACTACACATAGACATCAGACAAAGATCCATTAAATTATCTCCAGTTTCAGATATTAAAAATCGTTCAGACTTAAAAATATCTTGTTGTTTGCACCACTCAGTATCATCAGAAAAAATAAGAACAGGTATATCTACACTAAAATTATCTAATGCTTCCTGATAGTATTCTAAACTACACTGACCATGATGAGATGAATGTTGAGGTAAAAGATAATCAGTTCTTCTAACATGTAAAGAAATTATTTTATCGAAAGAAAATGCTTCCTTACATGGGTTTAAAATTTCATCCTTAAAAATAAAGTCTTTACGTATCTCATCTTCAATATGCTTGAAATATTTTTCACTTTGAAAATAACCATGTAAACTTACATTATCGGGACAACCATCTACGTATTCTTGTAGATATATGTGAGAACAATTATCCGGTTCTTTATAATAATTTCCTCCAATGTAACCAACATTTTTAACGCTTTCCATAATAAAAGCATTAAAAAGTTGATGATGATTCCACTGGTCTTTAAATTCGGATGGAGGAATCATAAATTCATATCCTTTAAAAGCAGATATTCCTCGCAATGATGCATATTGAAACATCTGATTTGCCAATCTCCCATTTTTACCCAAATAATTATATCCTATCATATCAACCCTCTATTGTTACGCCTAATGGTAAATTATAGTGAAATCCAAAAGGAATTAAACCTTTATTCTCTTCTACTGGTGTTTCATAGGAAAATCTGGCAGCAATCTCAACTGGGGGAAATTTACAACCTTCTTCGATAAAAAGATGTCTGTTGTGTACACAAATATTTCCATCTTCTGCAAAATTATTTGCGTTAAAATGTTTATAAAAATCACCAGAAGTGCAATCAAAAGGTATTTCTTTTTTTAAGGGAACTTCTAAAAGTTTTTTACTTCTAAAAGAAAAACCACCATTACCAACTCGGATATGTTCATCAAATGGAGTTACATAAGAATTTTCTTGATATGGCCAAGGAGCACCAATATAGTCATAATCATAAAATTCATCTGTCCATGAATCTGGATTAATGATAAATGCATGGTCTTGAATTAAAAGACAATAATCTTTATCTACATGTCGATGTAGTTCATACAGACAATATTTACTATATTCATTAATTTCTGTAATCGGATATACCATTTCCTCCACAGTTATCCCATCCTCTAGTAAGGAATTTTCAAATTTTTCTTTTATTTCTTTTGAAGTTATAAGTTTAACACTTCCAAAATTTGCCTGTTCAATGCAGGTATAAATTGCTTTTATTGTGCCAGGAACTCTGGATGTATTGTCGATGGCAATTAAAGTAACTCTAGATAGGTCAAGCATTGATAAAAGAATTGATAGTTTTTTCAATATAGTCAATCATTTTTGAATTAATTGTTGGAGAACAACCAAGAAAGAATACTTTATCTAAAACTTGGTTTGCCTTTGGATATTTACTTGCATCATCCAGGTGACTATACCCAGGATGTAAAAGAATGTTTCCAGCAAAGTAATTTCTAGTTTGGATTTTATTTTTTTCCAAGTAAGAAACAAGAGATTTTTTTAGTTCTTTATTATCACAAATAATAGGAACTCCAAACCAACTTGTTTCTGCACTTTTTCTTTCATTTACAACTCTAATTCCAGGAATTTTCTCAACGATTTTTTGGATATTTTCTTTATTTTTTCTACGAATCTGATGAATTTCATCAAACTTAAGAAGTTGAACAGACCCAACAGAACCCTGCAAATCCAATGGTTTTAGATTATATCCCATATTAGAAAAAACATATTTGTGGTCTACAACATCTTCATAATGCGCTAACCATGTATCAAATCTTTTTCCACACACTCCATTTGAAAGAAGATTTTGTTGACCTACACAATAACAACCACGACCCCACCATGCAAAACTGCGAGCAAGATCTACAATTCCTTTTTCATTAGAAGATACCATCCCACCTTCAATAGTGCAAATATGATGTGCAGGATAGAAAGAACATGAGGCAGCAATAGCATAATCAGTTAGATAATTTCCTTCCCATTTACTACCAAGACTATCACAATTATCTGCGATTATTGCAATATTTTTTCTCCGACAAAGATCAACAAATTTATTGATATCGTATGGATTACCAAGAACTGGTGAAGAAATTGCTGCTACAGTTCTTGAAGAAATTTTTTGTTCAATTTGCTCAATATCCCAATTCAAATCATCCCAGTTGATATCAACAAAAACTGGCTTTAATCCACATTGAACAATTGGTGCTACTGTGGTAGCAAATCCACATGCACATACAATAACTTCATCTCCATCTTGCCATCCAAAATACTTTTTAAGAGCGGCAAACATTACTAAATTGGCAGAACTGCCAGAATTAACCATAACAGAATATTCAAAGTTAAATTTCTTTGAAAACTCATGCTCAAATTTATTAACCTTCTCTCCAGATGAAAGCCACTTACCTTTCATAATTGAATGAATAAGTTCTCTTGCTTCCAATTCATCCCAATAAGGTCCAGAATAATAAACACTATCTTTACCTTCTTGGAAGTCTTTTTTATTTGCAATAAATGGAAAAATATCTTCATCCATTTCTTTTGCAGAATTTATAAATGTGTCAATTAACTGATACATAACTCTTTGATAATATCTTCTGTTGAAATTGTTTGTTGAAATCCAAGTTTTTTTAATTTAGTAGTGTCCAACCAGAAATCTTTTGCTTGGACAATCTTGTGAAATTCTGGAGATTCTTTAGATTTTATTTGAGAACCTGAATTTAGGTACTCTTTTGCTTTTCTAATTATATCACCAATTTGAGTTGATTGTCCACTTCCTATATTATAAATTTGATTTAATTCTCCTTTATCTAATATTAATTTTATAGCAGAACATACATCATTTACATGCATTACATCACGAAGAGGAGTTCCATCATCATATACATAAACATCCTCATTATTCTTCATCAAATTAATCATATGAGCAAGAGCATTTTTCTTAGAAGAAGTTTTACCATCACCTTTACCCATAACATTACATAATCTCATAATTCTATAATTAACATGATATGTTCTACAGAAAGAAATTAAAAGATCTTCTGCTGCCTTTTTCGTAATAGAATAAAATCCAGTAGGAGAACAATGCATGTCTTCTTTAGCAGGAAGTTCTACCTCACCATAAACAAACCAAGAACTAACAAAATTAAATACTATTTCTTCATCTCTACAATAATCTAAAACCTCACACAAAATTTTTAAATTAGTCTCTACATCCAAAGTAATATTTGAATGAACATTATAATTATCAACCGTAGAAATTAAATATAAAATCTCTTTAGTTCTAGGTTTTCTTTCATCTCTATTTTGTTTTACTACATTATGTGGATATAAATTACAAAATCTACTTCCAACAAATCCAGTAGAACCGTATACACTAATCATGGAATCCTCTTATTTTTAAATAAAGCATCTCCACCTTGACAATCTATAAATGGAAATGTAGCAAGGAGATCAAAATTTTCGGAAAGAATTTCTATAATTCCATCTAAGTAAATTTGGTCTTTATACATTTCTTGGTTGTAATATTCTGTGTAAATATAATCTATTTTTTCATAACTATTTTTCATACCAGACAATACTTCTCTTTCTGCACCTTGAGTATCCATCCAAATAAAGTCAATATGTTCAATCGAATTTTCTACACAAAATGAATCAACACTTCTTCCCCGAACTTCTACAGTTTGGTCAAAAAGAATTCCAGGATACATTGATGCTTGGTCAACTGGGGAATGAATAGAACCTGAGTATCTACCTACACCCTCTCCTTTATCAGGATATCCAACATCCCTGGAGCGATTGAATGTCAATACTCTATCAGTTTCACACATTGCATAAGGATGAAAAATATTTCTAGAGTCTTGTACAATATCATCATTAGATTCACCCAAACAATTAGTTGAACCAATTTGACTCAATGCCTTAACATTAACTGGATCTGGGTCGAAAGTATAAAGTTTTAAATTATCACCAAAAGTTCTTAAAAAATTTCTAGTATCTCTTCCATCAGCACAACCAATTTCAAAAATTACTATCTCATCTTTTTCGCCAATTAATTTTTTAATTTGCTCATGAGTGATTGACATTTTATTCTCCTAGAACTCTCTTTTGAAACTGAAACTTATTCAATAAACTTTGTAGTGCTGCTGTCTTAATATAATTGTATTGGACACCAGTATCTCCCTTCATCCAAGGTAGTGTATTACTTGCATTTTTATAGTGAAAGATAAATGCATCATTTAATAAATCATTATCAGTTTCAAATTTAATAAAATCAACAAATGTTGGTTTAGGAAAATTATTTTCTTTAGCGACTTTAATTATAGTATCAAAATTATTGTAAACATACTCCCAATAATTTTCTCTTTCTATTTGATGAGGAAAAGTGCGAAGGTCTGACTCTTGGTAATCTCTAATTTCTACTTCTCCTTTTTCAAAATCAGCAAACATTTGACCACAACCACCGTAGTTAACTTCAAAAGGTGGTTGAACATCGACCAAAACTCCCCACTGATCAATATACCGTTCCTTGATATTATCTTTATTTCTTTCAAGGTACATATATGCTTCGCCACCAACATCAACAGCAATTCCTTCTACGTATCCACACCCCCAACTTACGTCTTCTACGTTTGGAAGTTCATTTGGTTTAGCAAATACAATACCATTCCAAGGATATTTGAATGCAATTTTTCCCCTATTCTCTGAATTTTTATATTGCTCGGTATAACGATAGGAAGGAACAAAAGCTAGATTATAATCTTTCATCTCATCATTCAGAGAAATGTCTCTGATAAAAAACATATCAGAATCAATAATTACTGAAAGACAATCATTTTTTGCAATATATTTTTTCCACCCCCAAGTAAAAGAATAAGCACAAGCATTATTTCCATTCAAGTAACTGTCACCCTCAAACATCTTAATACCATTAAGATACTTAAGATTTTCATCTAACTCAACACGAATACATTCTACACCAATTTCTTCACAAATTTTTTCTATTTCACCTATTTTTGATTCATCAAAACCACCATCACCACCTGGACGTTCATTATTAAACACAATAAACTCATATTCATCCTTTACATGACGTTTGATGGTTTCATATTGAAGTTTAATAAAGTCTGGACGATTATGACTATAAGTATAAATTTTAACTTTAGACATCACTTGCTCCTATAGAATTCTTTGGTTTCTTTATACATTTGATATTCCTTTTTGCATTCAGTTCCGGTCATCAAATCACCTTCACGGTCCAACCAATACCATTCATCAACAATAGACTCATCAGGTCTCCACCATCCATTGGAATTTTTCCAATCAAACCAATACTTTGGTGCGATTACATCACATTCTTTATTAGTCCAAACTGGCCAAAATGCAAAAGTTGATGCAGAAATAATAGCATTTTTGGCAGTATTTAAAATTGAATAGTCAACACCAATTGGACCTCCCGGATACTTGTACCACCCAATACTTCCTTGATATGGATCTTTTTCTTCCATAACTGCAGAACCAACAACTTCAGCAAAAGGAATAAACTGTTTAGCATGTTCTTGGTCATCCGTAATGCAAACAAATTTCATATTTGGATTTTTTTCCAACATGTGTTTTGCTGCATTATGATAATATTCTGGAGGAAGCCAAGATGCTCCAGTTAAATAATCTCCTCCACGAAATTGAATTACACAAATATCATCATGAGAGTAATCAATTACTTTAGGTTCATACTCCAACCACTTAATAACATCATCTCTTCGGTCAGAAATGTATCCCATCTTTTGGAAACAACCATCAATCTTAGTATTGTCTGGAAGATTATTCCAAAGATAATCATCAAAAAACATTACCTCTTCCCCACCCATATGAGATGGATATCTTTCATTTCTCTCTTTATAATAGTTTAGAATACCTTCTGGAAGTGATTCGGGAGGTCCTCCTTCTGGACCAGAACCACCAATGACTTCTTTACCAAAGTCAAAATTTTTCATAAAAGCACATGCCTTAAATGGATTTGTTTTTTTGACACCCCATTCATAACCATGTCTTTCCGCAACAATTCTTGGAACAACAAGATTCCAAAGTTGGTTTCCTAAACCAGAACCACTATAAAGTTCAGATACAATCATTTGATTAAACTAGCAAATTTTTCTTTATTTTCTAAAATGTATTTTGGATAAGAATCGTCTAAAGGAACAGTTTGATATACTGCATAATCTCTCCCTAAAGGATCCTTGTTATCTTTTACTCTAGCAACATTTTTTTTAATTTGCTCATTGTTAAGTTCTATATGAGCAGCACATTCAATTTTTTTCAAAACCCTTTCTTCCACAGAAAGTCCTTCACTTCCAACATAACTCCAGTGCCAACCACCAGGAAAAATTCTATAATTTTTTTCTTTTTCTTGTTTACTACGAAGTTCAGACAATGTATATTTTTCTAGAATTGATTTCCCAAAAACTTTTGTACCTAACCATCTTGGTCTATCTTCATAATCCCAATCAGAAGTCATAGCACGAATTATACCACCAACCTCAACAAGATTCAAGTATCCCATACAATTTTCTTGAGCAAAATGAAATACTGCATTCTGCTCAAAATAAGAATCTACATTTTCAATTGCTTCTGGATTTGGAACTTCATCAACATCACTCCAAATAATAATGTCATCATCGGAAATATTTTCTAGGATAACTTTTTTTATATTATCTTTTTGAAATACATCCCTTTGATAAGGATGCAAATCCGAAGAAGTAGTATCTTCTACAATATTGTGAATGATCTTATGCTTAAACTTTTCAAATCTGTTTTTATTTTCTTGGAAGAAAAGTGGTTTATCAAGACCAGAAAAAGTTTTAGTTGCCTCACTCAAAATAAAATAATCAACATACGGGTCTAGAATATTCAACCTAATTTCTAGAATATCTAATTCATTAAAAAAAGGAAACACATCAAATACTTTCATATTCCTCCTTCATTGCAGCAAACACTTTAGCAATTCCTTGGTCAATAGTTGTTTTTGGCATCCACCATTTAGTAATAAAAGTATCTGCCTGATTTCTTTTATCTAATTGTACTGAATCTTTTTCCTCAGATGGTTTTATTACAACATCATACTTACCAATCAAATTAAATTGACCACAAATCATGCTTGCAATGTCTGCAATTTTAGTATAATGGAAACTTGTAATATGCAAATTATCTTCTGATGTAAAATCAGAATAATTTTCCATTACAGATTCAAGTGCTTCACAACAATCTTCTGCATAAAGAAAATCTCTTTGTTCTTGACCATCGGTAAGCATGTCAATTACACCAGTCTCAAAACCCTTACGAATAAAATCAGTAATGACATGAGATTTTTCATGGTCTCTCTCTATTCCATAAACATTCCAAAACTTTACAATCAATCCATTCAAAGACTTAGTGTAAAGTTCACCAACGTTTTTTAACACACCATATGGAGAGTAACTCATATTACTCATCTGTGATGATGCAAATACAAATCTTACATTATACTTTTGAAGTAAAGTAAAAGCATTTGCCATTAAACGACAATTATTGTTGATAAACTGAAAAGTATGTTGATACTTTTTAAGATATCGTGAACCACCAACATCAAATGCAAGGAAGAATACAAAATCAGAATCCGAAATTCTTTCTTCTAGAAGGGGATTCGGAATAATTGTCATATCCTCTTCCGAAGAATTAACCAAGTCAAACTCATGAACGATATGTCCTTTGTCACGCAAATATTCTGTTAGGTAGGCACCAATTTGCCCACTTGATCCTAATACCGTAATTTTCATATTCAAACAGGATGATAAGCAGGGATGTAATTTACACTTTGCATTTGAGAATTAATCCATTTATATGTTCTTGAAATACCCTCTTCAAGAGACATTGAATAATCCCATTGGAGTTTTTCGCGGATTAAATCATTATTAGAGTTGCGACCACGAACCCCAAGGGGGCCATCAATATGCTTTTTCGTTATGTTTTTTCCAGCAACTTTTGCTGCAATATCAGCGAGTTGATTAATCGTTACCATTTCCTCTGAACCAATATTCACGGGTCCAGTAAAATCAGATTGAACCAAGCGATAAGTTGCTTCAATACATTCATCAATATAAAGAAAAGAACGAGTTTGTTCACCATCTCCCCAAATTTCTACTTCACCTCCTTCTGGAGGAAGTTCGGCAACTTTACGACAAATTGCTGCTGGTGATTTTTCTTTCCCACCACGCCATGTCCCTTCTGGTCCAAAAATGTTATGGTATCGAGCAACCCTAACGGGAATACCATAATTGCGAGAGTAAGAAAAATAAAGTCGTTCGCTGAAGAGTTTTTCCCATCCATACTCACTATCTGGTCCTGCAGGATAAGCGTCATCTTCCTTCAATCCTGGATTTTCAGGATCCATTTGAATATGTTCTGGATACATACAAGCAGATGAAGAGAAGAAAATCTTGGTCTTATTAGTTCCAGTTCTTTCATTCAAATCTTTCAAGGATCGAAGAACATTCAAATTAATAGTAGCAGAGTTATTCATAACATCCGCATCATGCTCTCCCGTAAAAATATATCCAGCACCACCCATATCAGCGGCAAATTGATAAATTTCATCAAATGGTTGAATATATTCGGACGGAATAAATTTATAAAAATTATTTCCATAACCTCTAAACTGAACAACTTTTTCAGTAAAAAATTGATCAGTTAAGTCTCCTCTAATAAATTCGTCCGCTTTAGTTTGAGAATGTTCTGGATATTTTACATCTACTCCACGAACCCAATATCCTTTACTTTTTAAATGTTTAACCATGTGACTACCAATAAAGCCACCAGCACCAAGTACAAGTGCTGTTTTAATCTGTTGTGTCATGAACAAATCATTAATCTCCTAGTATATATTATAGCATATTAAGGCAAGTTTTTTTATACCAATTATATGTTTTTTTGATACCCTCATGAAGACTAATCTCCGGTTTCCACCCAAGAGATTTAATTTTTTCTACGTTTAAAACCTTACGAAGCGTTCCATTTGGTTTTTCAGTATCCCATTCAATATCACCCCCATACCCAACAATATCAGAAATAATACTCGCTAACTCTTTAATTGAGATGTCTTCTCCAGAACCAATATTAATATGCTCAAATTCATCATATTTTTGCATACAAACATAACAGGCTTCCGCCAAATCATCTGCATGTAAAAATTCTCTCTTAGGTGTTCCATCTCCCCACAATACAACCTTTCCACCCTCATGTAGTTTTCTAATTAATGCAGGAAGAACATGAGAGGTTTCCAAGTCAAAATTATCTCCAGGACCATATAAATTACAAGGCATTACAGAAATTGCATTAAAACCATACTGTTCACGGTATGACTGGCACATTTTAATTCCAGCAATTTTTGCTATGGCATATGCATCATTTGTAGGTTCAAGATACCCGGAAAGTAAAGAAGATTCTGAAATGGGAACTTCACAAAATTTAGGATAGATACAAGAAGATCCCAAAAATAAAAGTTTTTTAACTCCGAATTGATATGAAGCATCTATGATATTTGATTGAATCATCAAATTATCATAAATCATTTCTGCTTTATGATTTTTATTTCCAAGTATTCCACCAACTTTTGCTGCAGCAAGAAAGACATATTCTGGTTCTAAAGAAGAAAAATATCTATAAACTTCATCTTGATTTGTAAAGTCTACTTCTTGACGAGTTCCCTTAATAATAGATACACATCCTTTACTCTCAAGATTTCTAACAATTGCAGAACCAACCATACCATTGGCACCAGCAACTAATATCCTTGAATTGAGGTCAATCATATTTTTCACACTCTTTAAAACTAACTGCATTTAAATCTTTATTTGACATTATTGGAGATAATTCATTACCCCAATAAATTGACAAGTCATGATCATTCCAAAGCAATGTTCTTTCATATTCTTTGTACTGATAGTCAGTAACCTTATAAAAAACCACAGCTTTTTCACTTAAACATCTGAAACCATGAGCAAATCCAGGTGGGACCCACAATTGTAGTGGTCCTGGAGAAAGTTTAATACCAAAGGATTTTCCAAATGTGGGAGAACTTTTTCTCAAGTCTACAATCACATCATATATTTCCCCAGATAAACACCTAATAAGTTTTCCTTGTGGATGCTTAATTTGATAATGAAGTCCTCTAATAACATCTTTTACTGATTCAGATTCACAATCTTGGACAAATTCATAGGGTCCAATAATTTTCTGAACTTCCCGCAAATTAAAAGATTCTTTAAATGAACCTCTATTATCAAAGAAAATATTAGTAGTAATTAAGTAAGAATCTTTTAAATTAGTTCCAATTGCGTTCATACCAATCAATCGTTTTTTGCAAACCTTCTTCTAAAGAAAACCTTGGAGACCATTTCAGTTCATGTCTTATCTTTGTTATGTCAGTTGAATAACGTCTATCATGCCCAGGTCTATCTTGAACATATTCTATCATAGTTTCTTTCAAATTCATATGGTCAAGAATCATTCTAACAATGTCAATATTTTTAATTTCACATTCACCACCAATATTATACTTTTGTCCTATTTTACCATTTACCCAAACTTCAATTAATGCCTCACAATGATCTTGAACATATAACCAATCTCTAACTTGTTTTCCATCTCCATAGATTGGTACTTTTATACCAGATAACAAGTTAGTAATAGTCTTTGGAATCATTTTTTCAATGTACTGTCTAGGTCCATAATTATTGGAACAATTTGTAATTAATGTAGGAAGACCATATGTGTTGTGATATGCCATTACAAAATGGTCACTTGCTGCTTTAGATGCTGAATATGGATTTCTGGGAGAATAATTCGATTGTTCGGTAAAGTACCCATCTTCTATAGATCCATAAACTTCATCTGTTGAAATATGAATAAATTTTTCAACTTCATACTTCAATGCCAAATTTAATAAATTTACTGTCCCATCAATATTTGTGTGAATAAATGGAGAGCAATTTTTAATTGAATTATCTACATGACTTTCAGCAGCAAAATGGAATACAGATGATGGTTTGTGTTTCTTAAAAATAAATTCACAATTGTGTTCATCTGCAATATCAGTGATATAAAGTCTAATCCCTTCGGGAATATTTTCTTTATTTGATGCATAAGTGAGATTATCAATACAAATAATTTCATCATCTTTAAAGTTAATTAAGTGATGAAGAAAATTACTTCCTATAAAACCTGCACCGCCTGTTACTAGAATTGTCATATTCAATTATTCTTCAATGAATATTTTTTCAGAAGTTCTGGGGAGTACTGTCTAGGTGACTCAATTACTTCTTTCTTATCTATCTTTTCTTTTTCAAGGAGATAAACCCTATTTCTAATTTCTGAAGATGAATATTGATGTCTACGCAGGTGATAGTAAATTTCTATTCCATTATCAAGACAATATTGTTTTCCAGTCACTTCAACATGCCTATATTCTTCACTTAAGAATCTAATATGAAATGTTTGAGTTTTAATCAAGTTGAGTAGGTCAGCTTCAGTTTCATAAACAAGAATTTCATCGACATATTTACATCCTTGAAGTTGAACATATCTTTCATAAACAGATTGAACTGGTTTATTTTTAATACCAGGTCTATCAATTGATGGATCAACTTGAAGTGCCACTTTTAAATAGTCGCACATCTCCTTTTCCATTTTAAGCATAGTAACATGCCCAGCATGAAATAAGTCAAAAGAACTACAATTAAATCCTATTTTCATAAGTTGAATATTTTTTTAGATTATACTAAAAAAGGTGGGTTTATGCAACCCACCTCTTGTAACTCAGGCTCGCCACTTGCCCTTTGTCTGGAGGCAAGAAACCAGGCAGGAAGAGAATCCCATCCGCACCACTTACTTTTTAAGGAAGCAAGAAACCATAAGGGGTCATACTTGACTCCACCACCTAGTTTGAACTAACTAGGAAAAGTTGAACAAGTTTTGGAATTTCAATTGCAGCATAAAATCCACATAAGACTAGAATATCCCAAAATTTATATTTTATTGCAAATGGAATTACAAATGCATTTCCAATACATTTAACTAATAACCCTACCTTTAAATCACCCCAAAGTAAGAAAAAGTATCCCGATAAAAGAAGTATATTACCAATGTATCTGAATATGTCAGATTTTGACATAAAGGGGTTGCTCCCGACCAGTACTGTTAGAGTCTTTCCGTGACTATATTTCAATCGTAAAATTGATTCAATGCTGCCTGAACAGCACCGTTCATTCTTAATGCACTTACTAATTTTTCATATTTACTTTCAAGGAGAGAAAGTCTTTCCTCAAGTTCTTTAACATCTGAAGATGGGTGATTTTCAACTTGTATTAAGTTTTCCTCCACTGTTGTTAAAGAATTTTCTTGAATTGAAGACGTTCTTCTTCTTACCATTTTTTTTAAAAAACTCTTTTAATATTTAGTTTTCTTTAACATAACAAGGAACTCTATCTGGGTCTAACCATTTTGCATACTCAATGTCTTCCATTGCTGTAGTGCATTGTAGACCATTATCAAAGAGATAAATGTCATTCCAGCGTTTTGTATAATAATTTTGCTTTTGCATCCTATAATCAGGTTTGCCATTTATTTCAAGAATTCCCGATTCAATAAAACGGTATCCTTCACGCTCAAGAAGAACCTTTATCATGCAACTTCAACAGATTCAAGATCACTATAAACATATTCCATAAGAATCTCATAGTCATCCATAGGATCACCAGAGAAAACTACACCTTCATTTTCATAATAACGACGAACCTTTTTATAAAGTTTAGGATTCTTTACGTCAAGGTAGAATTCGCCATTTGCTGCACCGCGAAGAGTTTGAATATCTTTCTTGAATTTAGAAGTGAGAGTCATTGTTTTGAATGTTGACCTTAGTATTATAAGGGTTTGACTTGGAGAAGTCAAGTAGGACACTTAGGCAAGTGTCCAATGCTGGTTGTCGGGATCGAACCGACCTGTCTTGCCTTATGAGGGCAGTGCTTTCTCCAGAGAGCTAAACCAGCGTTTGTAGGAACTCTCCCCAACTATCTCCATAATGTAGCATATTGTGACAGTTATGGCAAAGAAGATCGCATTTATCAACTTCTTCTTTGATTGTTTCCCACTTTCTATTTGCAAAAGATCTCCCATCAAGTTTTAGTTCTTTTTGAGAAGGATCTCTATGATGGAAGCATAGAGTTGCAGGTCTATCTTCACCACATTGCTGACACTTACCACCTTTATATTGAAGTGCTTTCCATTTATTGGAGTATGCCCTTTCCTTTTGTTCAGTATAAGTGTTTCTATTCATAACACAAGGATCATTTCTGTATCTCCATTTCATTCGACAAGTTTCATTACAATAAAGTTTTGTTCTTCCACCTTTTTGTGGATGTTGTTCAACTTCCTTACCGCAAGATTTGCAAATAATCATTTTAGTTATGAACATATACATACACCTATTTATAATAAATGTATGTAAATAGGACTGCTGAGACTTGAACTCAGTTCACACCGTTATAAGCAGTGGGCCTTAACCCATAGGCGACAGTCCCATAAAAATCACGAACCTTCTTCGTGATTAGTATGAATTCTAACTATCTCATCAAAATCCACATCTGCCTCCTCACATATTTCTATTACTTCTTTGTAAGGAACCATCACAGCATTTCCATGCTCACTTGTAATAATGAATGATTCTCCATTTTCGACTCTATTCATTAGATTGTCAAAGTCTGCTTGAAATTCTTCAACTGTAAATCTTTGAAGTTGATCAATGTCGTCTGTCATTTTCATAAATTGAGTTTATGAGTCGGGGTGATAGGATTTGAACCTACGGCCCCTGCTTCCCAAAAGCAGTGCTCTATCCAAGCTGAGCTACACCCCGTTTCTTCTTATGTATAATAGCAGAATTACCTCATCTTGTCAACCACTGCGAAAACACCGTGAGCATAAAAAAGAAGAAGTACTGAACCGATTGCTGCTGAGATAATTGTAGCAGACTTATTGTGTTTGTCAATGGCCTTTGCAATTGATTGGTCAATCATTGATTGAACTTCATCCTTGTCCATTTCGTAAATGTTCTTCATAAGATTGTCGAATAATTTTATCAATTTCATTGAGATCATATTTCCCAAGATCCCAATTTTCTCTAATGATTTTATCAACAAAACGATAAACCTGAGTACTTACTGTAATATTTTGTCTTACAAAAGAACTTAAGATAAATTGTCTTTTTTGCCAAAATTCATCCTTCATTCTTTTTATCTCCAAGAATTTTTTCTAAAGGATCTTTTCCTGTCTTTATGATTGCACATGCTCTTTTGTAGAACATGTTATTAACATTTCCAGACTTTTCAAAAGTCTCTTTAATACGGACCCAATTATCATAAGTATGTTGGTCCATTTGTTTTATTAGTAGGTTATTATTATATACTACTTGCCAGTACCAAGAAGTCAACATATGTGTTCATTCCGTAACACTGATAAAGAAAATATTAATTTTATAAAACGGAGGGAAGGAGAGTCGAACTCCTAAGGGATTTAACACCTCAACTGTTTTCAAGACAGGTTCCGTCGCCAATCGGATTGCCCCTCCAGAAAGTCCTCAACGGACTTCAAAATCAAGTCGTCTAACTTTACGTTGACGACGTGCTTCTTGCCAAGCAACGTCTTCTTGAGTAAGAACTCCAGATTTTTGCTTTTCTTTTATAGAGTTTAACATAACAATACGTGATAAGTCAACTGCAGAAATCTTATCTCCACGAATTGTTGCCATATTAGGACAACCGCAAGTTACAGTTTTTGTTGGGTGTCCTGTTATTTCTTTATTACAATCTTTGCATCTTATAGAAATCATTGTTCTTCATCCCTATTCCGTAAATGATCTTAAAAACCAAATAAACTTACCATGTGCTTCATTTAGATCATCAAGAAGATTGGTAGTTCCTCTTGACTTAAGTTCTTCTGCAACTTCTGCTGCTTCAGCAAACATTTCTACAATTTTTTTATGGTCATCAAGCAAATCTTGAATCATTTGCATTTCCGAAAGACCACTCTTTGCTTCAGATACCCTAGAAACCTCAGATACTCTTGAAAGAGCACTTACGGGTTTAGCACCAAGAAAGCGAATGTGTTCTGAGATTCTATCAACTTCTTCAAAGAGAGCATTATATTGCTCACCAAATAATGTATGAATTTGATAAAAGTCAGGTCCAGTAATATGCCAATGATACACCCAAGTCTTTTGGAAAAGTACAAAAAGACTTGCTTGAGTATCTGATAGTATTTTATATAGTTTTTCCATTATACTTCATTTTTGAAGTATTTATATAATGGAGTGTAAGGAAATTGAATCCTTATTGCTGGATTGCAAATCCAGAGTAATAACCGTTATACGAACACCCCATACTCCGAGTGTCAGAATCGAACTGACCTATAACAAGTTAACAGCTTGCTCCCGCACCTTGCGGGCTACTCGGAATAAGAACCTTAAAGGTTCAGAGCGGAAGACGGGATTTGAACCCGCAACAGCCTGCTTGGAAGGCAGGTACTCTACCGTTGAGTTACTTCCGCAAATGAGAGAGATCCATACAATGAAACAGAATCGCATACAAGTCATAGGTCTGTTTCACACCGACTTGCAGATGGGGTTTTTCACTCTCTCTTTTTCAAGTAGGTTTCCTGTTGCTTATCCTTTAAAACCCACTACAAAATGGATAAGCAGAAGACAATCATAAGGTATTTATCCTAGATTGCCAAGCACCCCTGGTAGGATTTGCACCCACGACCAACGCTTTAGAAGAGCGATGCTCTGTCTACTGAGCTACAGGGGCATCAGATCACAATAAATTATGATCATATTCCCAATGGCAATTAGGGCATAATGCCATTAGGTTTTCTTTGGAGTTGATTATGCTAATTAGCGTATCACCTTCAAAGGTTGAAATCCCTCTTTTGTGAGCGATCTCAACGTGTTTATTATAACCGCATTTTTCGCAAGTGTCAAGTCCAAGTTTTTTGGCAATTGATCTTGCTCTAGTCCTGATTAGAGCATATGCAGAAGACCTATGATGCTTATCATAAATTGCTTCCGAAAGAGTTATATCTTTTACTTCTTTGGATTTTAACCATTGAAGATAATGCTCTTTGCATCTTGCTCTTTTAGCATTAATTGGTTTTCCGCAATCAATGCATTTATGTTCGGGACTGCGTTTAGGACGAACTCTGTTATTATATGAGGCAGAACAACTTCTACTACAAAATTTAGTTTTAGTTAAATTGCCACATTCTAAACAAGAGTTCATATTGGAACATCTGACTAATATTATTTATATTAGTAATAAGTTCCAATGGGAAATACTGAATTTGAATCAGTGACCTTACCCTTATCAGGGGTACGCTCTAACCAACTGAGCTAATTTCCCTTATGGGTCTGGTGGGATTTGAACCCACAACTTCCAGGTTAAAAGCCCGTTACTCTACCATTGAGTTACAGACCCATTATGAGGATTAAGTTATCAAGGTACTGGTCGTCTCTTTTGA